GTGATTTTTTACCTTTTTTAGCATTCATAATTTCTCTATCACTCATAACTTTTTCTAATTGAATAGCATTGGCACTAAAATGACCTCCACTGTTAATTTTCTTTTCTAAACTTTCCATGTATTTTTTAACCGAATCACCCATTAATTTGCTGTTCTAAGGAAAAATATTTATCGATTGCTGCTAATCTATCATCAGCATCAACTAACATAGCTAATGCTTCTTCAGCATTTTTATAAAAATCTCCTGTTGTGTGGTCACCAATTCCTACTGCTCTATCACCTAACAATTCAAGTGATAATAGTGCTTTTGCTTTATCTGCCAGTGCAGATGTACGTAACATATCTATTAATTTGTTCATTTTAAAATTTTAGTTATTTCTTTTTTTTCTAATCCATGATCCCCTAGTATACGACGAATTTGTTTAATATCCAACAAATTTAAATAATCTTTAGCTTCATTTTTAGAACATTCCCAATATTTAGCTAAATAATCCAATAATTCTTTACTTGGATGTTTAGTTTTTGATTTAATATATTTATTCCATTTATTATTTTTAGGTATAAATTCCTTATAAACATTATAAATCATTCGTTTTTCTTGAGGTGGTAATTCTTGAACATAATTTACTACTTCAATAAAATCTTGGTTCATGCTCATAAACCTATGAATCATGTAACTGTTAAAAACCTCCCAATCTTTATCTGTAAAAGATTCTACGGGGGATTTTTGGTAATTGATTTGTTTTAGCCAATCAAATACATTGTTCATTTAGCAAAGTTCGTCTTTAAGTTCTTCTCTTAACTCTGCTGGAATTCCTTCACCTAATATTTTCATATTTGTTGGGTCATAAAATACAGGAATTGGCATTATAGCATCATTATCTGTTCCTGCTACAAACTTTGAAATTTTTCTTAAGATAACTCCTGATTGGAATACACTTTTGCCCTCGGCGTTTGTAATACCTTCTGTTGTCTTTAGATCAACATTCATTTGAGGGACTTGTTGGTTTTGTTGTTTCATGTTTTTGTCGTTTTTTACTAGTTTCACTTATTTATTATTTATTATTTGATTAATTAAACTCATTGCATTAATTTCTTTATCAATTCTAAAGTTAGCTTTATATTGATGATCATTTACTAATACGGCTATTGTGCCTATTTTATTAGGTAATATTTTATCAGCATTATCATATAAAAATTTAAATAACTCATCAAAATCATCTATATTAGAATCAGCTATTGTTTGTCTAATACTAACAAAACTAGGTTTTGGTTTTTGTAATTCCCCAAGGATAGTAGCCAAATAGCTAGAAGACACTAGTAATGAATCGTCTAAATCTAGACTTCCATCCTTACTACTAGATTGAATTGTGTTGAGCATCTTTCTTAAATCAGGGTAGTACTGGTTAACTACCTTACCAATGGCAATAGGCTCGAATTTGATGCCCTCCTTTTCACAAATGCTAGCTAAATGAACGGCTACTTCCTTTTTAGTGGGAGGAATTACTTTTAAAACTTGACACCTTGATTGTAAGGGGTCGATTATTCTTTCTACGTAATTACAAGTTAAAATAAAACGTGTCGTACGCGAGAAAGTTTCAATGATATTACGGAGAGAAGCTTGCGCCTGTATAGTAAGAAAATCAGCTTCATCCAAAATGACCACTTTAAGTGGTTTAAAAGACATTGTGCTCGCAAAACCTTGTACTTTATCACGAATCGTTTCAATACCTCGTTCATCAGAGGCATTAATATACAAATGATCGCAATCGAGATTTTTAATACAAAGTTTAGCCAAAGTTGTCTTTCCTGTACCAGCGGGTCCATAGAATAAATAATTTTGAATATCGTTGTTTTCTAATTGCTTAGAAATGGATGCTTTTAATTTAGCATTACCAACATACGTATCTAAAGTTATTGGTCTGTATTTCTCATTTAATAAACTATTGTCCGTATTCGCCATATATCGAGAATAATTTTTCTTTAGGTGCTTCAATTACTACTTCTTCTGCATTGATAGCATATAAACTACTTTGTAATGGTTCTAATCTGTAGTTACCTTTAAATCCAGTTTTAACCATATAAGCTTCTAATGTATCTGTTAATGTTTTATGTACAGGTCCATTAGGTTCATTTGCAACCAAACGCCACTTATCACCAGGAGGAACTCTCCTAGCAATAAGTACGTTATTTTCTTTAATTTCTATTTTATCATTCATATTAATAAATTATTACATTGTAAGACCAGCTGCGTTTGTAGCTGAATCTTGTAATACTCTTAGTTTTTCTTCAATTGATTGTTTGTCTTGTGTTAATGTACATTCAGTTAGCAATACTGTTCCTGCAACTGATGCTGCATTTAACAACGCCAATCTACTAACTTTTGTTGGATCAATCACGCCTTTTTCTCTAAAATTAACTGTATCTCCTGAATTAACATCAATACCTGCCCAATGATCATTTCCTGAATTAATTAATTTATCTGCAAGAATTTTTGTTTTAACATCATCATATCCTGCATTAATTAATATTTGGCTAAATGGTTTAGCACATGATTCTACTACAATTTGAGCTCCAATTGAATCTGCTTTAATACCACTAGAAGCATATAATAGAGAACACCCACCTCCAGGTACAATACCTTCATCAAGTGCTGCTTTTGTAGCATGCAACGCATCATCAACTCTATCTTTTTTCTCTAACATTTCTGTTTCAGTATTTCCACCTACGTGTACAATTGCTACTCCTCCGACGAATTTCGCCAACCTGTTTTGGAGCTGTTCCGTCTCATACGGCGTTCTTGCTTTTTCGATTTGTTGTTGTAGTTCTTCAACACGTGCTTCAATTTCATCTGTTCCTCCTTTTCCATCTACTATTGTTGTTTGTTCTTTTGTTACTGTTGCTTTTCTTGCGGAACCAAACCAATCCCAACTAAATTTGTCTAGTTTCATGCCTTTTTGTTTGTCAAATACTTTACCACCAGTTGTGATAGCAATATCTTCTAAAACTAATTTACGTCTATCACCAAATTCTGGGGCTTTAACAGCACATACATTAATTGTACCTCTCATTTTGTTTACAATAAGAGTAGCTAAAGCTTCATTATCAATATCTTCAGCAATAATCAATAATGATTTACCTTGTGCTGATACTGCTTCTAGGATAGGCAATAATTCTTTTACTGTGTTTAATCTATGATCCATAATTAGAATAGCTGGATTATCTAAAACACTTTGCATTGTACTATTATCAGTAACAAAATAAGGTGATTTAAATCCTCTATCAAATTGTAGACCCTCTACTGTTTCAAGATAAGTATCTCCTGTTTTAGATTCCTCAACGTGTACTACACCTTCTAAACCTACTTTTTCAATTGCTTGAGCAATTAATTTTCCAGTTTCAACATCATTATTAGATGAAATTGTTGCAATTTGTTCTAATTGCTCTTCACCTGAAATATCTTCAGCAATATTATTTTTTAGATTTGATAATACTTCTTTAACCGTTTTATCAATATCTCTTTTAATTTGGACAGCATTTTCTCCATTATCTAGAGCTGTTAAACCATTTTTAATCATTTCTCTAGCTAACAATGTAGAAGTAGTTGTACCATCACCTGCTTTATCGGCTGTTTTCATAGCTGCTTGTCTAAGTAATAGCTGTCCTAAATGTTCTTGAGGGTCTGATGTTAAAAATGATTTTGCTACTGTAACCCCATCTTTTGTTGATTGTGGTGGCACATCAGTTCCTCTAAAAATTACAACATTTCTACCATTTGGTCCTAATGTTGATACTACTGCATCTGCTAGTTTATCAATACCTTTTAATAAACCCTGTCTTGCTTCTTTCCCGTATTTTACTTGATTTTCCATTAAATATCTGTTAAGTCGTTTATGTCTTGTTTAGTTACTTCTGTTTCTGCTAAAGCATCTTCTACACTTACTGTAGCTTCTACTCTTGCTAAAATATTATTCTCAGGACCTACATAATATTCTTCTCCATTAAATGGTAGTTTTGTAAATCCTTGAGTAGGTAGTACTACTCTATCACCTACTTTTAGTTGTGTTGGGATTTTATCACCTGTTAAGGTAAAATTACCATCTCCAACAGAAACTACTTCTCCAAAAGTATTTGTTTCTTTACCCATATCTGGAACAATAATATTCCCATATGTTTCTTCTTCAGCCTCTATAGGCTTAACGATACATGCGTTATATAACGCTACTAACTTGCTCATTTATAAATTGTTTAAGGTTTAATTCTATTTGTTCATATTTACTCAATACTCCATCCAAATCATGGGTACCTTTATCATGTTTAAGATACCTTGCTATACAAAATAAAGCGGTACCTAAATTACTATGAAATGAAATTGCTTTTTCATATGATTTAGTTTTCCCTTTACTTCTAAAGTGATTTGCATTTTTCTGTATAATTTGGTTAACGGTGCAACAATTTTCATCTATTGTTACAAAATAAGGTTCCAATAAAGGATCCTTGATCATAGTGTGTGATTTTGCTTTTCTAGCCATATAACTTGTTATTTTTCGTTGACCTCAATATACGAAATAGGATGCGCTAGGACACGCTTTTTTGCAATAACTTTTATTTAATTTTAATTGATTTTGGTTTAGCTTCTTCAGCTAACGGTATAAAAATTTCTAATAGACCATTTGCTAAAGTAGCATCAATATTACCTAAATCGAATTTAGGTGCTATTTTATACCTTAAATCAAATGATTTTTTAGATAAACCATTATGAATCATTCCATCGTGGAATTTATCTTCTTCTGGTTTAGAATAACTAATTTTTAAAATATCCCCTTCAATATCTAAGACTACGTCTTTTTTAGTAAGACCAGTACAAGCTACTTCAAAATGAAGTCCTGCATCGTCAAAGAAAATATTAAGTGGATGTGGTTGTTTGAAATTTCCAACAGGTTGAAATGTGCTGTCAGATTTAAAGTGATTCCTAAAAAGGATGTCAAAAGGACTTATATGCCTTTCAAAGATTTCTAATGTACTCATATCATTTTATTTTGTGAGGCCGGAGCTCTCGGTTAATTTAATTTAAACATAACACGTGCCCTAGCTACATCTTATGTTCGGTTATACATATATAATACGAAGGAAAAATTGTATTTCCTAGTAAATTTCTGTTTCTTTTCCTGCTGTATCAAAGAAGAATACTTGAGTTAATCTAGCTGAATCAATATCCCATCCAAAATAAGTAGGTGCAGCGTGGATTAATTTAGCATCCCAAATAACACATCTATTAAATATATTTGCTGTAGTATCAATCTTAACATATTTAGTTGGGTCAACCCAAGTTTGATTGTTAAATGCTTCTCCAATATTAGGTTCACCACCTCTTAATCCTGTTTCTTTATGAGCATAAAATGAAGTTCCTGCTTCATATGGTGCATCAGGATTTAAATAAATAGCAGCGGCCCAAGTTTGACTATCACAATGATATACTGGTCTAAAATCAGCTTTATGGTTTTGAAATCGAGCACACATAGCATGTTCTTCCCATATTGTAATTTTTTCACCTATTGTTTTTTCAAACTTTTCTTTTACACCTTTAAAAAAGAATTGTTTTCTAGTTCTTAATCCTTCAAAACCTTCATCATCATAATACCATTGATTAACTGCAAATTTTCTTAGTTCGTGTGGGTTTGTATAGAAATCATCTATTACAAATATTCTGTGTTTGTGTTCTGGGGATACAGCAAAATCATCTGTGTGTATTACTCCCCAATCGCCTGTTGGATCTGAATCTTTATACATAATTTTAAATAATTTTTTCTTTTTGTGACATTTTATAAATACTGATAATTTCCTCAGTATCGAATTTTATTTTAATCATTGATGCAAAATCACCATAATGTAATGAAAATTTAGTTGTATCACTATCTTTATTTGAATTTAGTACTTCTTTTAAGTTATTAGCACTAAATTGAATATCCATACCAGCAAATTTATTATCAACTGGAGTTGTAATTTGGTAATTAACTTTACTAGCAAAATTAGAATCATCACCAAACACAAATTCTAAAACAGTATCACCATCTAAATTAGTAACACCTTTAAGTGAAAATAAATCTGAATCTGATAATGCGTTTTTAGCTTTAATTAAGTTATCTATATCTTCTCTTTCTAAATCAATTTCTAAATGCCATTCTTCATTTGTAGGATAATTAATTTTTGGAATAACTAATGGATCCGCTAATGAATAACTTAATTCAAAATTAGAATCACTAATATTTAATTTATTAGAT